CTTTCAAATATTTCTTCTTCTGTGGGTGATAAATTTTCAAGTGAACGCCGAGAATTTTCCAACAAAAGATAAATCTCATTGAGCATCTCTAACATACCTTCTCCACCTTCATTAGTGGGTTTTATCTTTGATGCTGTATCCATTTTACCTTGCTTACCGGTAAAATATTTCATATTCTTTTCACTTCTACCGGTCAACCTACCAACAATAGCAGGAGCTAAATTTGAACCACCAAACATAAACTTGGCAATGTTCATTGGATCAAACTTCTTCTTCAAGTTTGTCATTCTGGCTTTACTACCTTCTGAAACAGATTTAGAAATGGATTTACCAAAAGACTCTCCACCAACCATTTTCTCAGCGATTCTATCTGATAGTGTTTTTTTTCTTATTCTATCGGATTGTTCGTAGTCCATTTTTTAACCTTTACTCTTTTCAAGAATTGCTGGTCTATCATTCTCTTTTTGTTTCTTATTTGTTTGTTGGGTATTATTTGTTTGATTAATATTGGTGGTATTTACAATGTTTGCATTCTTATCAGATTCAGTCCGCTTTAAAGCTTTATTTTCAGTAGAAGCTGCATTGATTTGATTACCGGTGTTTAACTCATTTGCATAGGCGGCCGCTAAAGCTTTTCTTTGTTCCCGTGATTGCATATCAGCGCCACCAACTGTTTTATTTACAATATCTATATTTTCCAAATCTTCTGATTTGATTTTTTGTTCCTTCATTTTTAATTGAAAGAAAGCAGGAACAATTTTTGCAGCTATTTCAGGTTTGTTTGCTGAATCTGGATTACCAACCAAATCTTCACCAATTAATTTACCAACACGATTATACATATCTTTACCTGTGATTTGTATAAATCCTCTGCCACGATATTTGTAACCATCACCTGGTGAAGTATTACCCATGCGACCATCATATACTTTATTAAAGTATGCTTCAGGACCTGCAGATACAATAGCTTTTGCATCTTCCATAGTTGGAAATCTAATTACATTACCAGATTTGTTTAAAGGTCTTCCATCTTTGGTTTTTCCAACTTCTGGCCCACCAAACATTGAAAATATTTTTTCTGGTCTTGGTATTTCTTCATTTCTAGGATTAAAATTAGATTCTTTCTCAACATTGGCCATAATATTGGCTTGTGTTTTTGTTGAATAACCAGCAGCAACTAATGCACTTAAAACTAAACCTTTTGTACCAGACACAACCACAGGTGGAATCTTGGCTGCCGTTGGAGGTTTTACAGTAGGCGCTGGTTTTGCTGTAGGAGGTTTAACCTCTGGTTTAGGTGCAGGCGCTGCAGTTGGTGGTTTTACTTCTGGCTTCGATACAGGTGCAGCCGTGGGTTTTTCTACTGGCTTAGCCGGTGCTTTTGGTGCTTCTTTGGCAGGTGGCTTTGGTGCTTCTTTGGCAGGTGGCTTTGGTGCTTCTTTGGCAGGTTCTTTACCTTTACCTGGCGGTGTAGGTTTTGATGGTGCAGTAGGTTTTTCTACTTCTTCTTTCTTTTTTCTTTTCTTTTTATCTTCTTCTTCTTTTTTTCTTCTGACTGTCAAAGCTGCAATGATAGATTTATTTCTTTGTATTTCTCTTTCTTCATTTGATTCATCTTCTTTTTTTCTGGCTTTGGCCAATGACTTTCTGGTTTCTTCAGCCATTTTTAATTCTTCATAAATCATTCCTAATACTTCAGTTGCCTCACCGCCTTCTTCTAATGCACCACCAGTTTCAAAATTAACTCCTCGTGCAGAAGGTCTTTTTCTTGGTTTGGCAAAATGTTCTATTGTGGATTGTTTACGACCCATTAAACGGCCGAGAAGTGCTGGTGCTAGATTAGAACCGCCAGTAAGTTTCTTGGCAATATTGAGTGGGTCGAACTTTTCTTGAATGCCAGTGAATGTGGCTTTGGTTCTATCGGATATAGCAGAACCAAAAGACGAACCAATGCCTTGACCTTCAACCAAATTGTCGGTGATGAGGCCTGCTAGTCCTTTTTTTCGTATGCCTTCAGCTTTGCCGTATTCCATTTACTTTTTTCTTTGTCTTTCCCGTATCTTTTGGTTTTCTTCTTCAATATACGCAATCAACATAGAAACGTAAATGTCCCGCTCCCAAGGCATCATATTTTCAAGCTCTGACAAACTATACTTATGGTGATGTATCAACGCAAAGTTTGTCTTATAGTAATTCTTTAAATTGTCATGACGAAATATTAAACGAAAAAACTTTCAAGTCCTTCTACTTCAATTTTATGTTCAAAACCACATTTATTACATTTAATATCCAATGTTTCTTTTAATTTTGGTAGATTATTAAAGAAATTTTCAATCTTACCAAATTGTTCTTGGTTTAAACCTTCAACAAACTCCATTAATTCTTCTGGTGTTGATTCAGTTGCGTAGTAAAATTGTTCACCATCATAAATGTATTCAATACTCTGTGCAATCATATGAAAGGTGACATCATTAATATTTTCATATTGCAAAGAATCTTTAACAATACCAAACTCTGGATACTTTAACTTAATTGAAATGTTTGATGTAAGTTTAATCTCAGCCGAAACATCTTCATTCATTTGTACCTGAATTTGAGTTAAATCAACTTCTTTCTCCATAATATTACCACATTCAACATCGTCAACCACATTATTACAACGATACCGTGATTCAACTATCTCACCAACTGATTTGGCACGAAGATTGACGAAGTAATATTCAACATCAATGATAGGCAACTTCTCTATATTTACACCTTCTGTAAGAGTGCAATTATAAAGAATATCTTTAATGTTTTGTTGAATGGTGGTTGATTCAGACGATTCAATTGCCATTAATAGATTACGTTGTTCTTTAACAAGAAACGGTCTATACTTAATTTTAGTTTTTGAAACCGGCAACTCAATTTCATATGTCGGCACATCAAGTTTTGGTAAAGCCATAATTAACTCCTATAATAAATTAATAAAATTATTACACATTCGGTAGTTGCCTTGGTGTCTGCTCGTTTGGTATTGAAGGTATATTTTGAGTTGCTAAGGAATTTGGAATTAAATTACCCGATTGACCTAAAGCACCAATTGCATTACCACCTAAACCACCAATTGCATCTGAAACAGCTGCAATACCGGCATCAACCAATTGCATACCGTAAGCCTGCAACGAATTGTTCTGCCAGTATGTGTATGCAAAAGTAACTCTTAGTTTGTGATAACCATCAACCGCCCAATCTAAATCTAAAGCTTCAATAGAAACAGGATAAGCATCATATAAATTACAAGAATATGATATTTGATTCGTAACGTCATACTGATTTACAGTAATAACTGTTGCATAATCACCTTTGTATCTAAAATTGTAATTGTATTGTGGGTTGATAAAGTTTAACCAAGCGTCAAAAAATACCTTTTGGCTCATATCATCATCAACAATGAATGTTAATTGTATATCATTAAATGTTGTAAGATAAGGATATTTCTCAACAGGATTTGAACCAATCTTTTGTTCTGTTGTTGCCAAAGACCTGCCAGGTAAACTAGCACTTTCACACCGATAGTTTAAACTCTTTGCATTATTGACATAAGGTATCAAAGTTAATGGAACAGGAATGCTGACATCAAACTTATTTGGTCGTGCAATTTCTTTTCTAAAACTTGCTTTGAATTCGGTAATCGAACCTGCCATTTTGTTTCCCTATCGTATCTGCTCTAGTGATTCTTGCCACACCTGAGATGTGGAAGCTTTCCTAAACTGTTGTATTGGCAAGAATGCCGCAATGTCCCATTCATTTGGTTGCACGGCAAGTATCTTTGACTGAACATGGCTCTTTAAATACTTTTTGAAGCATGGTTTAAACTCTTTAAACCGTCTGGAGGCGTTCAATATGTCATAGGTGACATTCATACGCTGTATGTCTTTATTGCCGTCAACCACCGCAAAATCCATCAATTTATCCAAAAAAGCCACTCGGTACTGAATTGGTAAATAATGTAGGTTAAGACCAGTAAAGTGGTCATTTTGAATGTCTAATACCAATACCAAAGGAAATCTATCATAATATGGTAAGTCTGCTTTGGTCTTGGGGTCATAATAAAAGAAATATAGTCCACCATTGTAAAAATGATTACTTCTATCTTCTCGTGCAATCGTGGAAGCAATACCTGTCGGATTACTAAGTGAACTTATTTTCTTGGTTAACCAACGATAAGAATCACGACCCATCGTTTGAAGTTCCGAAGCGGTCTTTTGTTTTGCTAATTGTGTAAGTTTAGATGCCATCTACTATTTAGTTACAGTCCTAGATGGTCTTCCGTTAGAACCTTAAACTCCCATCCACGGTCCAAGGCGAATTCGGTAGCTGCTTTCCATTTAGATTGATTAACACCCCATGTGGTCACTTCATTGATGTATTGTTTGGTAATTCTTTTACGAGGCTCTGGTGGTTGTGATTGTCGTTTAGGTTTAACTTCTAGTATCATGGTTTTGAGTTTACCATCTCTGGTTCTCATTTTCACAAGAAAGTCTGGAAAGTATCTGTGCCATTGGCCATCAACAGGAGATTTATAGGGAATAATAAGTTCTTCTGAAGCCCACGAGATTATATCAGGATTTCGGTCAAGCCAAGACATCACCTTGCACTCCCATGAAGAGCGATAGATGATATTATTGTAGTCCCCAATGTATTTTTGAGGGTTAGAAGGTGTAAATCGTCCAGAATATGCCATAAATATAGTATTATGTATCTCTCTTTTAGGACAACCTAATGGCTATTATTTCAATACCAACATCAATCGGCGGTGTATCTATACCTGGTGCAGTAGTCAACGGACCTCTTGGTGCTCTTTATCAAAACAAATTTGGTCGAACCGATTTACAGTATCCACGAGATTTACAATCGGCCACCAGAGGTCATTATGTTCAGTTTACAATTAGTGAAATAAAACCCGCCACATTTAATGAAGTAACGGATAAACTTCTTGGTGCAGCCAAGTCTGCGGCCGCTGCTGCAGCCAGCGGAATCACAGATGCAATTACAAGTCCTGTAGAAACATACAATCAATTATCTAGTGGTATTTCTAAGTTTCGTGAAGATCCAAACAGTATTTTAAAATCAGTTCAATTTACCCAGCCAGAATTAAAAACAGTTGGAACAATTTCATTGTATATTCCAGAAACAGTAAATTTTACATATGCAGCTCAATATGACAAATTAAGTTTAGCGACTGCAGCACAACAAACACCTATTATTGGCAAAGCGGCCAAAGCTGTTTTGGGAGCCATTAATTCAGGACCAGCTAAATTACTATTAAGAGGTCAAGGTTACGCTTTTAACCCACAACAACAAATTTTGTTTGAAGGTATTGATTTTAGAACTTATCAAATGGCTTTTACATTTACACCATATTCAAGACAAGAAGCTGCAACTGTAGAAAAGATTATTAAACTATTTAAAGTTCATGCCGCTCCTCGACTTGCTACAGGTTCAGCAGGTATGTTTTTTGTACCACCCTCTATTTTTACACCAAAATTCTTTTTTAATGGTCAAGAAAATAAAAAAATTAATAAGATAACCAAAAGTGTTATAGAAAATATTGATGTGAATTATGCACCAAATGGTTTTACCACTCAATCTGATGGTGCACCAACTCAAATTCAATTAACTATTAATTTTAAAGAAATCGAACTCTTGACAAGAGATAGAATAGAACAGGGATATTAAAATGCAATATTTTAATACATTACCAAAAATTATAAAAACGGATGCAAATCGTAATTCCGTTATCATGACCGATTTAATGGCTCGGTGTTCCATTATACCTGAGATATTAAAAAATCCAATGGTATATTATGACTATGATGTACAAGATGGTGATACACCTGAAATTGTGGCATACAAATATTATGGTGATTCTTATCGGTATTGGATTGTTTTATTTGCAAATCAAATAACAGACCCACAATGGGACTGGCCACTTAATTCTAATGACTTTGATGCTTATATAACAAATAAGTATCCATCATTCAATCCATACTCAACTGTGCAACATTATGAAAAAAATATCACACAGTATGATGCAAATACTTTGACTACAACAGTAAAAAATATTATTATTGACCAGGACACATATAATTCATTGGCCACAGGAACATTTACATACACACTACCAACAGGAAGTGTAACGATTACAATTGAAAAGTCTGCTATAACATATTATAATTATGAATTAAATTTAAATGAGTCTAAAAGAAATATTAAAATTTTAAATTCTGCTTATGTTGACCAATTAGAAAAACAATTTACTGACTTGATGGCTGCTTAAAATATGGCTGAAATTGACCAAAATATTTACACCGATGTAGAAAATCCTGGTGCATATTATCCTCAAGATTATTCCCTAGAATCTATTAATTTTTTAACAGGTTCTGGCCAACGATTTGAAATGAAAAAGTTGTTATTGGAATTATCTTATTATGAAGATATTTACAGTTTTTCTGTATCCGGTTATCTCACCATTACAGATGCTCAAGGATATATTGAACTATTAGATTTAACAGGAAATGAATTTGTTGAAATCATTTTTGCAAAAGCTAAGAATGCTTCAAATACAAATAAACAAGTATATCGAGTATATAAAATAGGAGATAGAAAACCTGTTGGTAACTTAAACTCTGAAAATTATACATTCTATTTTTGCTCAGAAGAATTATTGTTATCAGAACAAACTAAGATTAGTAAGTCATACAAAGGTAAAGAAATTGATAAGGTTATTACTGATATACTAGTTGACAAATTAAAAGTAAAAAAAGAGAAGATACGAATTGAGAAAACAAATGGTATAAATGATTTTATTGTGCCTCGTTTCAAACCTTTTGAAGCAATCAGCTGGTTGTCAACATATGCAAGGCCTAAAGGTGCAGGTGAAATTGGTGCTGATATGTTATTTTTTGAAACAAAAGACGGGTTTAATTTTCGTTCTTTGCAATCAATGTTTAAAGATAACATTTATACCACATACAAATATCAACAACAAGGTATAGAAGATAAAACACAATCTTTTCAAGAAAAAACAATAAGTGTTTTAGACTATGAGTTTGTTAAAGTTTATGATATGATGAATGATGTTAATTCTGGCACATTGTCAAATCGACTTATATCTCTTGATACCATGTCTAGAACAAGTAAGGTTACAGATTTTAATTATATCAAATATAAATCTCAGGCAAAAACATTAAATCCTGGCAGCCCAACAAACACATTAAAAAATAGACTAGGATTAACAAATTCTGATTCTTACAATGCCTCATTTAAGGTGGCTACTAGTAATGCTTTTCAACAAAATCAGCCATATATAAAGCAAGTTGTTGATGGTGTTGCCAAAAACATTGCAATTGAAACATATGTGCCAAATAGAACTGCTCAAATTTCATTGGCAAACTATACTGTGTTAAAGATTAAAATACCTGGTGATTCAGGAATTACTGTTGGTCGAACAATTAACTTTAATTTACTAACTTTAAAACCAACCACAGAAACAAAAAACTTGGACGAATTTTACTCTGGTAAATATTTGGTGACTGCTGTAAGGCACATTATACAACCAACAGCATTTCAAACTGTCCTTGAAATTGCAAAAGATAGCACACCTAAACCATATACTGGTATCAACAATGATTCTGGTGTTTGGCAAAATACAGTTAAATTATAATGCAAAATTTTATAGGAAAAGATGGTTTTACTTGGTTCATCGGTGTAGTTGAAAACCGAGTAGATCCTTTGGGTATGGGAAGATGTCAACTTAGAATATTTGGTTGGCACACAGACAATATTAGTGAATTACCTACACAAGATTTACCATGGGCTCAACCAATGTATCCAATTAACAATTCAAAATCATTTTCAGCACCACTATTAGGTGATTGGGTGGTCGGTTTCTTTATGGACGGAGATTCAGGACAAGCACCAATTATGATGGGCGTTTTACCGGGAATAGCATAAATGGCAAATGAAATTCAATTACCTCCTTCTATTGTATCTGTAACTTTTGTTGGTGGCACAGCCGTTGAATCACCAGCACCATCTCCAACTCAGGTTAATGATGGACAAACTAAAGGTAATCCTCAAATACCTGCAGGTGCAAGAAGTATTGTTGCCAATACTAGTGTTGGTTTTGCCAATGATAACTTGGCTCATGTGTGTGATTTTGTTACCGATATACAAAAAAATATTGAATTTAAAAAATATGCAAAGGCTACGGCCAAATATATTAGAGATGCAATTAGAGCAGTTTTAAGAGCATTGGGTTTTGCTGACCCTACAGGCGAAACTTCTTGGCTGGCAACCACACTAAAAGCCATTGCTAGAGAAGTTAATCGTATCAATAAAGAAATTTTGCAACCAATTTTAGATTTTCAAAAATATGTTGTTGCTTACATTGCTAAATTAAGAGCAATCATTGCTTGGATTTTAAGTTTACCTGCAAAATTTTTAGCATTACTTCAAGATTGTTTGGCAAGATTAATTAAATTAATTGGTTCTGTTTTTTCTGATATTGGTGCTGGTCTTTCAGAAGGTTTTTCAGAAGGACCTAGTGATTACGATGATATTATTAAAGAAGCAAAAGCCTTAGCCGAATCGGCAGCCAAAACAGTAACCGCAACAGTTGCTGTTGTAGCAGGTACAGTTAATATTGCTGGTGCGGCAACAGTTGGTCTTTTGATACCCACAAATCAAACAGAACTTGATGCAGCCAATGCAATTATTGCATCATACGAAGCTCCGGCCAAACCACCATCACAAAATAAATCGGCACCTTAATTATGGCAATATTACCACCATCACCTTCAGATAACTCTTGGACAGAACCAGAATCGGCTAGAAATACCGAAACTCCACCAGTATATCCATATAATAACATACAACAGACGGAATCTGGTCACTCCTTTGAGATGGACGACACTCCAACAAGAGAACGAGTTCGGTTACAGCACCGTATAGGTACTTTTTTGGAAATGCATCCTGATGGCGATGAGGTGCATAAGGTATATGGTACTGGATACGAGATTTACTTAAAAGGTAAAAATGTTCTAATCAAAGGTACTTGTAATATTACCATTGAGGGTGATGCCAATATGGAAGTTAAAGGTGACCACAATGTTCAGGTAGCAGGTGATTACAATCTTTTAGTTGGTGGTAAAATGAACACCAGAGTTGTGGGTGATATTTCTCAATCTAGTGATGGTGATATGTCAATTACTGCTAATGAGAACTTTGGTGGTGCAATCCGTATGGCTGCGTCTGACCATGTTTACATAGACTCTGATTTGGTAGTTGCTGGCTCTGCTTCGGCTGATTTAATTACTGCTGAAACACGAATTAATGCTGGTACTGGATTGTATGCAGGTTTATTGGGTGTATATTCACAAGGACCAATTACTTCATTAACTTCAGTTGAAGCACCTTTGGGAACATTTGGTATTATGAATGCTGTATTGATGTCTGATATTATTAACAAAGGCATCTATAACACCCATATACACAATTCACCAAAAGGACCAACCAGTCCGCCTTTGACACCTTTCTTTGGAGTTTAGATAATGGCATTAGTTAACAATGCGACAGGCGTATATGCAACACTAGGTTATAATTTTAATGACCCAAATAGTGATGTAATAAATCTTTCTGCGAACACCGTAGCTCACCTAAATTCGATGCCGGCGTTTATTGAAACTTGGCAGGCTCAAGATATTGCAAATAACGCAGTTGGTGGTTATTATCAGAATCCTGTGGCTTCTAATACCAGTTCAATCATTACAATTTCACAAACCATGATAACTGTGGCAAATACTGGTGCCAGTCAAAACATTGCAAATTGTGATTTGATTGTTACAGCTGCAAATGGTTTGTATAATAATGCAAGTTCATTTTTGGCACATACTGATAGAATATCGGGAGTTACACCTTTTGTGGGACAAGATGTGGTGAATCCATATTATGACACGGCCATGGGATTAGGTAAGACTGCCTTGTATATCACCAATCAAACTGACAATATAACCAATACTTCACCTATTTTAGGTAGCTTTACTAGTATACTTATTGGTCCTCAAGTAGGTTCAGCAAATGTTACTTTGGCCAATAGTCTTGTAACTCTAACAAATGGAGTGACAGCCAACAATTTGACAGAAGCACAAATATCACAGATTCTTTCTGATATATCAAATACCAACACACTTTTGATAACCAGACAAAATGCTGATGTAACCTACTATACTAATTTGCGTAGTTTTGTAGACAAATACAATCAGGTGAAGAAATTTACCAATATGGGTGAAACGGAGACCTATTTGGTCAACAACTTTGTTGGTACAGACAAGATTAAAGAAAGAATAAACTCATAATTCCAAAATTCGAATTTTTTGATTCCGGCCCAAAAATTTTTTAGGCGCATTTCAAGATGCTAAAAAGCAAATTTACTTCCAGAGCAGAATAAATAAACAATGGCAACCATAAAGAACTTATATTCCGACATAGATTTCACATTCACCCGTAAACCGGTGACCAATGATGTCGCTTTAAGTTATGACGAGATGGCTGTTATAAGGTCGGTTCGTAACCTTTTATTGACGAACCACTATGAAAGGCCGTTTCAACCAGAGTTAGGTTCCAATATTAACAATTTATTGTTTGAACCTATTTCACCCATTACATCGTCATCGTTGCAGACCGAAATTGAAAACATGATTACGAACTATGAACCTCGTGCTCTGTTAAAAAGTGTCACCGTAAATGCACAACCAGACCAAAATGCGTATGAAGTGAGTTTAGAATTTTACATACAAAATGCAACGCTACCAACAACAGTTACCATCCTTTTAGAGAGAAATAGATAAAATGGCAGGCGAAAATTCAAATATTCAAATTACCGATTTGGATTTTAATACAATTAAAACCAATCTAAAACGGTACTTACAATCTCAAACCACACTTCAAGATTATAATTACGAAGGTTCTGCACTATCTACTCTGTTAGATGTTCTTGCATACAATACACAATATCAGGCATACTATCTCAACATGGTGGCCAACGAGATGTTCTTGGATTCAGCATTACAAAGAAGTTCTGTTGTTTCTCATGCCAAACTATTAAACTATACACCACAATCGGCAGCGGCACCACGGGCTCAGATTGATTTGGTGATGAACAATGTAACCACCAGTTCTTTAACTTTACCAAAATTCACCAGTTTTCTTTCTGAAGCGATTGATGGTGTCAGTTACAGGTTTGTTACACTTAATTCAACCACAGAAAATACCAATCTAGCCAACAATACAGTAACTTTTAATGATTTAGTTATCAAACAAGGTGAACCAGTTACTCTTTCATTTACCTATGATTCTGCGGCCAATCCAACAGCAATCTTTGAATTACCTGACACCAATGTAGATACAACTACTATCTCTGTTGTTGTTCAACAAAGCACATCCAATACTTCTTCACAAGTATTCGCATTAGTTGATGACTATTTGGCACTCAACGGCACAACCAAGGCTTTCTTTTTACAAGAAGCAACAAATGGTTTCTATCAAATTTATTTTGGTGATGGCATATTAGGTGAAGCGTTAACAGATGGTAATGTGGTGTCTGTATCATACATCATCACTTCAGGTACAGCTGCAACCGATGCCAATAACTTTGTGTTGATGGATACAATCTCTGGTTTTTCAAGTTCAACAATTACACCAGTGCAAGCAGCAACTCAAGGTGCTGAAAGAGAAAGTATTGAATCAATTAAATATACTGCACCAAAATCGTATGCTGCTCAAGGTCGTGCAGTAACCAAAGAAGATTACATTTTCTTAATTCAAAATAATTCGGGTATATTTCCAATTGATGCAGTCAATGTGTGGGGTGGTGAAGAAAATGATCCACCAGTCTATGGTGTGGTATTTGTGGCTATCAAACCAAGTGGTGGTTATCTATTAACACCATCACAGAAATCAATCATTGAAGAACAAATCATTAAACCTATCTCTGTTCTGACAGTTCAACCAAAAATCATTGATGTTGATTATAATTATTTGGTCATCAATTCAAATATACTATACGATACAAAGTTGACAACACTTACTTCTTCACAGTTACAGACACAAGTATTGACTGCTATTCAAGGATTTGCAACCAATACACTCAATACATTTAACTCTACATTTCAACTTTCAACACTAATTTCTACGGTACAATCGGTTAGTCCTTCTTTTATCACAAATGATGCTTCGATTGCTTTACAGAAACGACTTGTTCCAAGTTTAACTTCATCAACAACATATACATTGAAATATGGAACATCACTAAAAAAGGATATTTTTGGTAAAAGTATTAGTGTCACACCAACATTTCAGGTAATTGATGTTGATAATAATAGTGTGGTACGAGATTCTGTATACTTAGAAGAAACTCCATCGTCAACCACATTTGTTGAATCAATTTCTATTAGTAATCCTGGTTTTGGTTATACATCAACACCAACTGTAACTATCCTTGGTGATGGTACAGGTGCCACAGCAAGAGCAACTGTGGTAAATGGTCAAGTAGATAGTATTACAATGATTGATGTTGGTGTTAATTATACACAGGCTATCGTGCAAATCACATCAGCTGATGGTAATGGTTCTTTGGCATCTGCTGTGGCTGTTCTTGCTGGTAATAAAGGTACATTGAGAACTTATTATTTTGAAAACAATGTTAAGAAGATTCTCAACGCCAATGCTGGTACAGTAGATTATGCTCAAGGTATTATAACACTCACCGATTTCAATCCGTCTGCAATTAATAATCCTTTAGGTGTATTGAGTGTGCAAGCCGTGCCAACATCCACGATTGTATCTTCTGCAAGAGATAAAATTATTACTCTTGATAACACCGACCCTAATGCTATCAATATTAGTATTGTAGCCAAAGTTTAATACATGATACCGAACGATTATAAAACATCACTACTGATTCCTCAGCAGCTTCCCGAATTTGTTCGGGATAATATTAACTATTCTACTTTTGTTGATTTTATTCAGGCATACTATGAATGGTTAGAAACTGCTTACTCAGCCAACGGATCCGTTACGACAGCCAATACAAGTGGTGAAGGTGTAACTTATGGTGCCAAGAATCTACTCAATTATATGGATGTGGATTCTACATTAGATGGTTTTGTTTCATACTTTCTAAAAGATTTTCTACCTTATATACCAGAAGATGCATTAACAGATAAAAGAAAACTGTTAAAGATTGCAAAAGAGTTTTATCTTTCAAAAGGTACTGAGAAATCATATCAGTTTTTATTTCGTGCATTGTATGATTCACAGGCCGAGATTTTCAATACCTCAGATGTAATATTAAAAGCTTCTGATGGTAAATGGATTGTATCTAAATCACTACGAATCAATTCAATTGATTTAAATTGGTTACAAATTAACAGCCTAAAATTGTTTGGTGAAACGTCACAGTCATATGCAACAGTTGATTATTCTACGGCAGTAGGAGATAAAACAGAAGTTTTCATCTCAAATATTCAACGTCTGTTTGAATCTGGTGAGTTTGTTCGTGTTGTAGATAATAATAATCTTGATGTATATTTTTACAATGGTGAAATATACATTCAAAATCAAGGCGTAACCATACCAACTGGCGCCACAACACTTAGAGGCAAAGTTGTAGGTGTTATATCTTCTATAAGAATTAATCCAAGAAATCGAGGATTATTCTATGAATCTGGTGATCCAGTTATTGTTGTTGGTGGATTAAATCCTGATGTAGTAAACCCGATTGGTGCAACAGCAGAAGTTGGTCAAATAACAACAGGATCTATTGAGAGTTTGGTTGTAACTGACCCTTCTCATGGTTATAGAGTATTTCCAAATTCAGCCATCACATTCTCTGGTGGCGGTGGTTCTGGTGCAGCTGCTAGAATTAATTTATTAGATGATGTTAAATTAGCCAATGTTACACTTATTACAAGTAACACATTAGGCATTGTAGCTAACGTTGTAGTTGGTAATGCAAATAATGTTGTTAATTATGTAAATTTTGCTGTGGCTGCCAATA